TTAAAAGACCAAATGATACGTAATAGTATTATGAATACAGAAGATAAAGTAGAGGCACTTGAAGATAAGGTAGATGATATTAAAGAAGACACTAGAAGTATCAACGAGACTTTACTAAACATGAATAACAACTAGGATGGATTATGCAAAAATTGATAAGTATGTGGTTATTGGGACTTGGGTTGTTTACCTCGTCGTTATACTCGCAATCAGTATCTTTGGATAGTTTTCAGCAGATACAAGCATTAAATATACAGAAATGTGCAGTAGTGCAGGTAAATGCATCTTGGAACTATCAAAACAGAGTTAATATAGAACAACTAAACAAGTTATGTTATATAGCTGAAATAGATATTGAAAATAAAACAGTTGGTGCTGTAATAGTGAAAGAATGGAACATAGATATTGTTCCTACTATTATTGTACTTAAAGAAGGTGTAGAAGTAAAAAGATTTGAACCTGGTATTTCTATGAGTTTTGATGAAAAAACTATTATAGAAAGTATTAGGAAAGAAGTTAAATAGGTAGTATATTACACATCATGCGTAAAGTATTCGGAAATAATGCTGTTAGAAAAAGCAACGGGAAGAAGAAAACACGTCAAGGAATGTCTAATAATACCAAATATGGAACTAAAACTAGTAGTAAATACTACAAAAAGAAAAGTAGAGGACAAGGGTAATGGCTAGAAAGAAAGATTCAAGACTAACTAGAGCTGGTGTATCAGGATATAATAAACCTAAACGTACACCTAGTCATCCTAAAAAATCGCACGTAGTGGTCGCTAAAGTTGGAGACAAGGTAAAGACTATACGTTTTGGTCAACAAGGCGTTAGTGGTGCTGGTAAAGCTCCTAAAACCGCAGCTGGTAAAGCACGTAGAAGAAGTTTTAAAGCAAGACACGCTAAGAATATAGCTAAAGGCAAAATGTCTGCAGCATATTGGGCAAATAAAGTTAAATGGTAAAAGGAGGGCATTATGCCACAAGGTAAAGGAACATATGGTAGTCAAGTTGGTAGACCAAAAAAACAAAAGAATAGTACTGACAATTATGCACAAACACAAAGAGGCAAGGGACAGAATAGTACTGACAATATGAATGATGGACCTATTGATAAAAGTATGGCTTCAGATTTTAAAGTAGCAAAGTCTATTTTAAAAGAACGAGCAGAACGTAAAGCAGCTAAAACAAGAAAAGACATTCGTAAAAAAATGGAAGGTAAAAGATACGCAAAGCCGTTGAGTAAATAATGCCAAAGAAAACTAAATCCAAAGTAAATCAAGCTGGTAACTACACTAAGCCATCAATGCGTAAACGATTGTTTCAAGTGATTAAAGCTGGTAGTAAAGGGGGAAGGCCTGGACAATGGTCTGCTCGTAAAGCACAGATGCTTGCTAAGCGATATAAAGCAGCAGGTGGAGGTTATAAGTAATGGCATTAGCTAAGTCACAACAGAGTTTAAAAAAGTGGACTAAGCAAAAGTGGGGAACAAAGTCTGGTAAAAAGTCATCAGAAACTGGTGAACGTTATTTACCTGATGCTGCAATTAAAGCATTAAGTGATAAAGAGTACGCAGCTACTACACGTAAAAAAAGAAAAGATACTAAAAAGGGAAAGCAACATTCTAAGCAACCTAAAAAAGTAGCTAAAAAAACAAAAGCTTATAGATAATAACATAATAGGAGACCACTAACAATGGCAAAAGAAAAAAACGTAGACCTAAGACAAGAAGCTGAGACTAAAATGGAAACAATGGTTGAACAGCATAATACACTTGTACAGGAAATACAAGAGGCCCAAGGTAGATTGGGAGAAGTTAAACAAATGATAATCGAGCATCAGGGATATATGAAAGGCCTAGAAGCTTGCAACAAAGATTGTGAGGTAAAATAATGGGACCAATTTTAGGAAAGTTACTTGCAAAACTAGGTACTGAAAAAGTATTGAAAGCTATCGTATTACATTTAGGAGAACACTTAGTTTCTAAGTCTTCAAATAAATTAGATGACAAGCTGTTTGCAGAAATTAAAAAAGCACTTAAATAATAGGAGGTTTCATTGAAACTTAAAAAACGTGGTATCGTAATACCTGACCAGCATTATCCATTAGAGGATAGAGCTGCAGTAGAATGTGTTAAGAAAGCAATACTCAAAGTTAAACCTAAGGTGTTTGTAAACCTGGGAGATGTTGGAGAATGGGAATCTTGTTCTGCTTGGAAGTACAAAGATAAAAAACTACCGCCTTTAGAGTTTCAATTACCTTTAGTAGATGAAGAAATAAGGTTAGTGAATGAAGGATTAGATGAATGGGATGAAGTACTTAAGAAAGTTAAATGTAAAGAAAAGTATCTCCTCCAAGGTAATCACGACCTCTGGTTGGATAATTTCGCTAACAAGTATCCCTATCTTAGTGATTATACATTTTTTAAAGCGTGTAAAATCAAAGAGAGAGGATACAAATACACAGAATACAACTTACCAATCCAAGTAGGTAAGTTAGTATTCTTTCATGGTGCGTATGCGACAACGTATCATGCTAAAAAACATTTAGAGTCGTATGGTGAGAATGTTATGTATGGACATACCCACGACATACAACGACATACTATGACAAAGTTTGATGGAAACATTGGTGCTTGGTCTATGGGATGTTTGAAAGATATGTCACACGAGAATAACAAGTGGTTAAAGGGTAGATTACATAACTGGGGTCACGCATTTGCTATTGTAGATTGGTTTGACAATGGTGAATTTAAAGTAGAAGTAGTAGAAATAACAGATGGTAAAACAACTCTATGGGGTGAGTTAATTGACGGTAACAAGTAACTCTATCGGGGGAAAGTCTAAAGGCGTTTCTACTAATAATAGCAGAAGACTATACAACAAAAAGAAAAAGAGAAAAAAAAATGCCAAAAAGAAGTATAAACGTAAATAATTTTAGTGGTGGGCTAAATAGTACAGCATCTATAAGAGATTTAAAACCTAATCAATTTCATGTATTAGAAGGTTTAGATAATGAAATATTTGGAAAGTTAGTTACACTAGGTAAAATAGTAGATGAATCTGTTACTGAAAATCCAAATACACTACCTGCATCTGTTAATAATGGTAATGGATTATTACATTTTAATACAGATTACGATATTACTGATGCTTCTGAAGCTTCTAAGGAGTATATTGCATATCACGATAAGACTAATAGAGTTGTAAAGTTTATAGATTTAAGTGATAATAATACCATAGTAGAGCCATCTACAGCCTCTGTGACAGTTGCTACGGCAGGTACTGGTAATATTGATATGTTTATAGCAGATGGTAATTTAAGAGTTTGCAGAGAGTATCCTAATAATACACCTAAAATAGTTAGCCGTATTGAATATACTAGAAATTTTGGTACATCTGGTTCTCAAAATGAAAATCCTCAGTCTGGTAAAATGGGTGTTAATAGTATGAATGTTGCACCTGTTCAAACAAATACAGATGGTACTGGTATATATGATAACAAAATGTTATTGCCTAGTGGAAGCGGACCAAGACAAGCAGCTAACTCTGAAGTACATATGTTTTCAGGTTTACCATATTATCAAAATACTTCAGGTACGGCAAACAATGGTTATGTAGCTTTATCTCCTGCTAATATTAATACTAGACTTGGTGATACTGCATCAAGCACAGGAACTATGGGTTGTATTGCATATTTTGATGGAGCACCAAGTACTGACCAAGCAGATAGAAGTGATATTGTAGTTTATGGTGCTGCTGATAAAAGATATGGATTATGGGGTACGTTAATATATGATGGAGTACAAGAAAGTGGACCTACATTTTTAGGAATTATAAAACAACCTAATGGTATGACAGAAAATTTAAATCATATATTATATCTTTCTTTTATTGGAAGAGAGCCAGGTAAAGATAGGGTAACTGGATTTAAAGTATATTGGGGTTTGATTGACAGTTATAAAGAGGTAAATAATGAAGCATTCGGTGAAGTAGACAGCAGGTATTTATTAGCAGAAGTTAATTATGAAAAAGGTGTTAGATTAAGTGGAGTTAGCGGATATAGTTCTTTTGAAGAAATAACTGGAGCAACTAATAAATACTATTACGTATATCCTCCATCTGCTTCTACTCCTACATATTTACAAGGTCAAATACTTACAAAACTTAGTACAGAAGAACCTTTGTTAAGCAATACCCATACTGTTGTGGGTAGAGATGGAACTGGATGGAAAACATCTACTATATTAAATAGAAAAGCATATATAGGTAATGTGAGATACTATAATCAAGAAGGTACTTTAGTTACTAAAAATGACAGAGTATTAAAATCTAATGTAAATAGTTTTGATTTTTTTGAAGAAGATGATTTTATAGATGTTGAAATTAATGACGGAGAAGATATTACCTTGCTAAAAAATTTAGGTGGTAGATTGCTGCAATTTAAACAAAACACATTATATATTATAAATGTTTCTAGAGATATAGAGTTTTTAGAAGGAACCTACGATTATCGTGGATGTTTAAATCAATCGCATTTAGTTAAAGCTGAAGGGTTTGTAGCTTGGTTTAATAAACATGGAATATTTTTATATGACGGTAATAGTTTAGTTGATTTAGTTCAAGATAAAGATACTGGACAAAATTTAATTAATTGGAAAACCGACTATAGGGATAGTATGAAAATTGGATTTGTACCATTTAAAAAACAATTAATTATATTTGATAAATACGACCCAACTAATTATGATAATGGAAAAATATACGTATTTGATTTAAAGTCTGGTTCATTTACTACAGAAACAAATTCAGGATATACTTCTAGTGGATATGAGGTATTTCCTGCAAATGATACTACTAATTTTATAAATGACAACAATGGAGATTTATTTTCTTTAGAAGCAAGTCAATTATTAAAATGGAATAGCAACACTTCCAGTAAAGATTACAATGGCGGTGGACAAGTACTGATGAAAACAAAAGAGTTTGATTTTGGTAGTCCTGATGTTCCTAAAAATTTAAATGCTATTCAAATAACTTATACTAACGGAACAAATATATCAGTACAAATAATACCAAGTACTAATGGTAGTAATAACGGTGATGCTGTAACTATAGGTTCGTTAGATAATACAAGTGGTGACAGAAAGGTAAAGAAATTTACTATATCAAGTTCTAATTTAAAAAGCAGTGCGTCAGAAAAAGTATATGGATATACGTTACAATTAGTTACAAGTGGTAATAGCGGCACGCCAGTAACAATAGATTCTAATTTTTCTATTGACGATATTCAGTTTATTTACAGAGAAAAGGTACTTAGATGACAGATAAAAATAAAAGATTTTTACAAAAAGTATCTACATTACAATCTTATGTACCTCACGCATTTGTAGCTAAAATGATGCCTAAAAATAATGAAGGTAAAGATGGTGATTCTAAATTTGTAAAACTTGGTAATAAATTATACCAGGTAATTAAAAATAAAAAAAGATGGGAAAAACAAGAAATTGGAGTAACTGGAACTACTACAGCTGCTACAACTACTTCAACATCTGGTTCTGGAACTGGTACTACAACGTATAATCATGTTATAAATTTAACAGCAATATATACACAAGAGTCTGCAGGTCCAATAATTACATTGAATTGGGACTACACTTCTACAGATACTAGCTTTACTGCAAGTGGTGTTGTTAACATACAGATTAAAAGAAAAAGAAGTACATTAGGTGTTATGCCTTCTGAATATACTCACATACTTAATAGTAGTGGTGATTTTATATCTATTACTGGAAATGAAAACACCATATATTCTACTTCAAATGACCAAGATTTTGTTGACGATAGTGTTGAAAATTCTGGTACTGTATTTCAATATGAATATCAATATGAAATAAGTGCTTTTTATGGAAGTGATGCAATGCAACCAGATAGTATTCTTGAAGGTACTGCGGAATCTACAAATTATGGACCTGTTCCTTTTTATAGTCAACGTATACAATATACTGAAGATAGCGGTACTTACGGTATTAGTAATGGATATATTTTTACTGGGTTATGGAGTAATGGAAATTTGGTAGCTTGTGCTACTGCTACGAATACCCCTACAAGTTTAGATGATACAGGAGGAAATGTAGCATATGATGTATTATCTCAAACATCTACATCTTTATATGGTAATTTTTCATCAACTAGTTTATCTACTGGTAAAAAATTATACACGGATACTGGGTATAGCAGTTTGTATACTCAATCTAGTAGTTACTCTAGACTGGGTTTAAAAGGGGTAGCACCAACATTTTATATATTTAAAACAGATAGTAGTGGAAATATAGACTATTTAAGAGATGCTAAACCTGCAAATATAACTAGTGTAGCATTGCAAGGAAGTGCACAAAATACATCGTTAACAATACGTATTACTGCAGATACTGTAACAACATCTAATTTTACAGTATACAAGAAAGTAAATGGAACTTCTAATTATGATGCTGGTACTACGTTTACACCTAGTGCAAGTGGAAATACATCTAATACAGCAGTGACAACAGATTGTCAATTAACGGGACTAGCACAACTAACACGATACGATGTAAAGGTGGTTGCTAACGGTCAAGGTACAAGTGCAGACTTTGAATATAGCGATGCTTCTTTAACTACTACTGGAACTTCAGCACCAACAATATCTGTAAATGATAGCAATGTTTCAGAAGTAAAAAGTACAGGAGGTACATATTATTCTGATGTAATTACAATGACAGTTACAAATGGAGAGGGTAGTATATATGTTCAAAAATTTCCACTATCTAATAATTATAAAGATTGTAAAATACGTGTTGCTAGTAGTGCTACTGATAAAATTACAAGCGGTGGTACTTGGATAACAGTTAGTGAATATGCTCAACAAACTACATTAACACCATCTAGTGGTACTTTATATTTACAATTTAGAGGTTCATTAAGTTATAGAGCATCTACAGATACTTATTATGCATCACGAACAAAATTTACTTTTAGAGAAACAACAACAGGTGGAACTGCAACACAGGATGTTTATGCAGGATTTATATGGCAAGTAGTACAACCATAAGGAGGAACAATGGCAAGTAGAGCAGATTTAATTATGGCACAAGTTCGTGGAGAGCTAAGCCAAATTTATAGAAAGAAAAAAGATGAAGGTAGTGTCATTGATGATGTTACCGCAGGTATATTAGGATATCAAACAGGACAAGAAGCTATGTATGCTTTAGAAGGTGCTGTAAAAGATTTTAGAACAGATTATTTAAAAGGAAAATTTGATTCTGATAGTTTACGTGGTAAAATAGGGGAAAGAATTTATGGTAAAAATGTTGAATTAAAAGATTTAACACCAGAGCAAAGAGCTTTGGCTAAAGGAAAAAATGATACTTTAAATATTAATCCAAGATTAAGTTCTAATGTGGATACTATTAGTCTTTTTGCTCCTAAAGAATCGTTAGTTGCACCAGTAAAACCACAATACGAATTTGATAAAGAAGAGCCTACAATGTTAGGCGATATGGATACTAGAGAACAACCAGTTAAACCTGAATATTCTGTTCCTTCTGAACCAGAAGATATGGCAGGAGAATTTGTATTACCAGTAGATGAAGTTAATATAGATTTAATAGACGTTGCAAGTAAGATGTATTTAGATAATACTCTTGATACAACTATGACTAATGGTTCGATGCTAAATCCAGTATTTGCAGAATCAACAGGATATAATTATTCTAATGTTAATTTGAAGGATATACCTGGGGTAGATTATGATTTAGAGGCTATTAAAGCAACTCAAACAGCAGCAGGTGTAACAAGATTTTTTACAGGTGGAGACATGAGTGATGTCAAACCCAAACAAGATGAAATAGCAAATGAAGCAATAAACAAACTAACAACAGGATAAGTTATGGCACAAGATAAATTAACAAAAATACAAGAAGAACTTAAAGTAGAAGAAGGTTTTATGGATGTTATTTATTTAGATACATTAGATAAACCTACTGGTGGTATTGGACATTTGCTTACTAACGATGAATTACCTTCGTATAAAATAGATAGGTATGAAGAAAAAATGATTAATGGTATGAAAAGAAAAGTAGCAGTTGACAAAAAAGGTGATGTAATTAAACTTACACAACAAACTACAGATGATTGGTTTAGAAATGATGTGTCTACTGCTATGAATGCAGCATCACAACAAGCAAAAGATTTAGGTATTGATAGTGAAGATTTTGAAGTTGCATTAACATCTGTTAATTATCAATTAGGTACAGGATGGACAAAAAAGTTTCCATCAGCTTATAAAGCATTAAAGGAAGGAAATTATATGGAAGCAGTAAAACAAATAAATGAAAACAGTCAAGGTGATGCATCTGCTTGGAAACAACAAACACCAAAACGTGTAGAAAACTTTGGTAAAGCTATAATGGATTTAGAAAAAGAACAACCGTCTATGAGTCAAAATGATGCTATGTTAATTAAAGCAAAACAGAATGCATCAAAGGTTGCAGGAAATAGTTTTAATATATTAAATGTTATGAATGATTTAGGCCAAGTATTTGAGCCGTTTGAAGGAGGAGAATAAAATGGACCCAGTTACAATGACTATGATAAGCCAAGGAGTATCTATTGCTCAAGGAATATCAGGTTTTTTTGGCAGTAGAAGAGAACGTAAACGTAAAGCAGCTAAACGTAGAAGAGCACAAACGTTATTAGGACAACAGTATGGTGCATTACAACAAGCAGCTTCTGCAGAACGTGCAGACTTTGCTACACAAAGACAATTTTTAGGTGAAGCACAAGAAATAGAGCAAGCTGGTGCTATACAACAACAAAGATTAGGAATGCAACAACTACAAGGACAAGTAGGTATGACAGGATTAGCAGGTAGCGGTTCTGGTATGCAAGCATTAATGGAAGGTCAAGCAGAGTTTGGAAGACAACAAGAAGCAAGAGCATTACAATCTAGAGAATCTGCATTCCAAATGCAACAAAGAGAAGCATCTGCTATTAGAGATATACAATCAGCTGGGTTCCAATTAGACCAGTATGCTTCTGAGTATGGTATTAAATCAAGTTATGGTAAATCGTTATTAGATATGTATGGAGGAATATAAAATGGCAAGCAACGAAACAATACAAAGTTTAGCTACATTATTACAAGCACTTAGAGGATTTAATGAGCCTAGAAGAGAAATGGAAATGTATGCAAAAAAAAGTATGTTACAATTAGAAAATGAAAAATCTTTAGCAGAGTTTAAATACAATTTAGAAAGAATAAAAGCTGAAGAAGACATTTCTAAAACAGATAATCTTATATCTAAAGTAAAAGAAAGACAAAGAAGGGCAGAGGGATATGACCCAGAAAGACCTAAAGAAATTTTAGAAAGTGGAAAAGATGTTAGCGTAAAACCAGTTTTAGGTGATGCAATGGAACGCACTAGAGTAGAATCTGGAAAAGTTTATGGAACATTTGGTTTTACTGGAATAGGAAAAGGAACAGGAGTTCCATATTTAATGTCATCTGAAAAAGCTAAAACATATTTAACTAGAAGAGCTTTATATGATTTGAATGAAAATGTTGAAAAATTTATTCAGTACGAAGCAGAGGATGCTGCAAATGTATTACCAGGTTCTTCACAAGATAAACAATATTATGAAGATAAAAAAAATCTACAAAAAAGTTTATTGTCTATAGCTAATAGTGGAGAAACTC